CAGGTAAAGTTTCTGTAGAATCTATGTTCAATAATTTTAGATTATCATTGATATCTTGAAAAATTAAATTGTTAGATTTTTCAATTTCAAAAATTTGTTTGATGTTGGACGATATTTCTTTAATAGAACCTATTATATTTTTTGATAAATCATTATTGAAATATTCATCAAAATTGTTGTTTGTTTTATCGGAAGGTTTAAAATTTTCTCTTGTATAATTTAATAAATTTGTTATGGTTGCCATTACCTTCTCGCATTTTGTTGTTGTTTTAATCTTTCATTTTCTTCTTTAATATAATTAATTAATAATGAAATGTAAATGTCACGCTCAAACGGTAACATATTATCCAATTCAGTTAGACTATATTTATGGTGTTGCATAAGATTAAAGTTCGTAACATAATAATTTTCAAGAGAGTTATGACACAGGCTTATGAAAAAAAATCTTCGAGCGAACTTAATACAACGTTTTCTTCAATTCCGCATTTTGAACATCTATATTTTTTATTGACCGATATACTAGGTAAATTTACAAAAAAGTTTTTTATTGATTCGAATTGATCATTATTAAGATTGTTTAAAAATTCAATAAATTCTTCTTTCTTATGTTCTTTTCTGTGATACAATTCATCTTTTAAATATATGTAATCTATCGAATTCACGATGACTTCAAATAATTCATCGAATGAATTGCCGATATTTTCCGAAGTAGAAACTTTACTTAATGTTTCTACTGTTGGATATTTCATCACAATTCCCATTTCACTATTAAATTCAATTTTTGGACTAAAATTTTCTTTTTTTGTTGGTTTTATTTCATCGATTTTTATTTTTATTTTTTGATTTCCATCACATTCTATTCCTTTTGAATTTACACCATTTCTATGTTTTAAATTCACTTCAATAGTTTCTCCAATTGATCTTGATCTTAATTGTAAAAATATATACTGCAAATCAAATAATGGTAAATCATCTATATCTAATTCTGTTAGAACACAATTTGATAATATTTGCTTTATGGCACCTAATATATCTTTTTCATCGCCAGATTCAAGTGCCATTAACAAAATCTTCTCTTCTTTAACTAGAAAAGGTCTAAATTTAATTTTTTTTCCATTAGAAATCAACTCTAAATCATAAGTTGGTACTTCTATTTTTGGTAACATAATTTTGCCTGTGTCATAAGTTTTTTATATTCAAAATGAAATATTATGCATTTTCACCTATATTATATGTATAACGGTTAATATCACTACTACTTCTAATAGTAGTATTAATATCTGCAGAATTATCATCATTTCTCAACCAATATCTATAGGCAAATGTCACATTAATTCTTGCATAATCATTGGCCGATGCATTTAAAGAAAGTGCGCTAACAAGCGTAGGATAGCATTCGTAAAAAGTACACGCATACATTAAATAGTTGGTTTCATTGAACATTGATAGATTTACGTTTTGAACATAACTATCATAATAATTTACATCATGTGATATTGGATTGTTTATTAAATCCATCCAACTATCAAAAAATCTTTTTTCTTTCATACCATCCGATGTACATAAAAATGTCATATTTGTTTCTATGTAAGAACTGCCATATGGAATTTTTCTAATCGGACCATAAATTTTTTCGTCTGCTGTTAGTAAACTTCTACCAGGCAATTCGGCTAATTCACAAAAATATGTCAGATTTCTTGCAGTGTTACTCAAAGACGAATTAGTTCCTGATGAAAAGGTAACTTCAAATCTATTAGTTATCGCAACCGATTTATTTTCATTTATTTTGTTTCTAAAATCTGAAATAGATAGTGGCATTAAATCATCCTTTTACTTTTACTCCATACAGTTTTTTTATTTTCTTTTTCAAATTTTTCAATAGGTAAAAATAATGCAATTTCTTTTTCATCATCATCTAAAATAACTACTTTTGAAGTTATGTGTTTATACAGATATCGTTTAACAGTAGGTTTAATTTGTGCAATTTTTGAAACATTGTCCCAGTTAATAGTTTCTATTTTATCTATTGAATCCATTAATTTTGCTCTCATTATTGGATGTAAATAATGAAAATTTAAACCTAAAAAACCATCCTTATACATTTTAACACATAAAATTAATGGAAACTTATCATAATATGGTAGAATATTTTTCCATTTTGGGTCATAAAAGTAAGTCGCCATTACTCCAGGTCGTATGTTGACTAAACTTTGTTTTTTATTTTTTTTGTAAAAATCGTTAGAATTTTTAACATCAGAAAATGTATTTGTTAATGCTGTGAGACCTCTAATTCTTCTCTGTAACCATTTTTTGGCATCTCTAGTTTTTTGTATGCCACGATTGCTATTAATTAATTTTTTTAATTTATCTGAGAAAGTTTCTTTTGCCATGCTAATATTTAGTTAAATAAATGATCTTCCGTAATTATTTCAAATTTCCATTTTCTATCTTTGCAGTATTCTTCAGCTGCTTTCCATTTTGCCTCATTCACTCCATATGTATAAACTTCATTGATATATTTTTTTGACATTCTATTTGGTTTTTTCGGAGGGGTTGTTTGTTTTTTCGGTTTTATTTCAATTAGAATATTTTCAATGATATTTTTACTGTTTTTTATTTTTATTAAAAAATCGGGATAATACTTATGAATTTTTCTATCAATAGGTGATCTATAAGGTATGATAATTTCTTCACTTGACCATTCTAATATATGTGGATTTTCTTCACAATATTTCATGAACTTTCTTTCCCACAATGAACGATATGTAACATTTGTAGGATCTCCTTTGTATTTTTCTATTTTTTTTATTCTGTATTTACCTTTGTAAGCCATAATAAATATATATTATAGGAGAAATAATATGCCATTAACAAATCAATCAGATATTGCATTTAGAAATTTACCTTTTCGTAGTTTACCGAATGGTCAGGGTAGTACAAACAATGCTAGATTTCCTTATAATTTAATTCATTCGGGTGGCACTGGAGATAATGAAAAATTTTGTCTTTTTATAATTAAGTCCAGAGAAACCGGTAATAGAATGAGGACCAAAGGATACATTGCCTTACCATTTCCTCAAGAATTGGATGATTCTGTAAATGTAACCTACACTTCTTCTAGTTTTGGAATAGCAGGAGCGGCAGCAACTGGATCTTTAACGAATAATTTTGAAACAGATGCTGATAAATTAACCAATGCTTTGAAAAAGGGATTAGGATCTTTCAATGAGGATGCTTTTATTAAAGTTGCTACTGGATTAGCACTAAAAGCAGCACCAGGATTAAAAGGTGCTGTTAATAATGCAACTGGAACTATAGAAAACCCTTTTTTGACGAATACATTTTCAGGAGTAGGATTTAGAGAATTTAGTTTTAATTTCAATTTGATACCTAAAAACGATAGGGATCAAATACAATTGAGTAATTTGATATATCTTTTTAAAAAAGCAATGATGCCTACAGACAAAATAACCAGAGATGGTTTTGCTAGAAATGGATTAGAATTATTCAAAAACACTGGTGTGCAGCAAATGCCTGATTTATTTGATGTTTTATTTTTTCCTACAACACAAAGTTTTAGAAATACTGATAGTGGAAATTTATTGTTGAAAATTAAAGATTCGGCGATAACGAGATTTGATGTTAATTTTTCAGGCGATACACCAAGCCCAGTATTTTATGAGGACGATTCTCCTTTTTCCGCATCTATTTCGATGACACTGAAAGAATCTGTCATATATACCAGAGAAAGGTGTCAGGAAGATTATTCTGACATTTTAAATGAATTATTTTAAAAAAACTAAACATGTATCAAAAATATCCAGATCCTACAACTTTTATAAGTAAGTTAACATCAAGTCAAAACGTTTATAGATATCCTAAAAATGTTGGAGATAAAAATGAAGGTCTTCATCATTTTATGATTATAAAAGAATATAAATTTAATGAAGAACAGAAAGATAATGATTTATTTAATGGCATAACATCATTTGAAAATAATATAACGTTTTCAGATGCATCTTTTACTGATTTGTATAGACAAATAAATTCTTTTATATTGTATCTTCCTCCGGGATCATTGAGAACAGTTTATACTGCTGATTATCAGGATGTAGAAATTGGTTTTTTTGGTAATATTTTACAGAACAATTTAGGATTTTTAACAGATGAATTAAAAAGTGCTTATCAATCATATGTAAACAGTGAAGAAGGATTTATGGGTAAATCTCTTGATTTTTATTCTTCTATAGGAAGTTCTCTCATGGATGTTGGAGAAGTTGCATATAAAAATTATATGAAAGATGTATATGATAGATATCGTTACAATGCTTTGCAATTTGGAGGGGCAGCTCTCAGTCCATTTACAGATGTATCGGCAAAAGATTTTGCTACGCAAACAATGAGAAAACTTCAAAATCCATATACATCTTTGGTTTTCACTGGAGTCAAAAGTTTGAGACAGCACAGTTTTTCATTTGATTTTAGACCTAAAAGTAAAGATGATTCTAAAAATGTGTTAAGAATTATAGCAAAATTGAAAATGGGAATGTTGCCATCATTACCTACAAATAATGCTACTGACAGTTATACTGTGCAAATTGATGATCCATCATTAGCAGATGTTGAGAAACATGAGAAATTGAACCCCACTGAACAAAAAAAGTCCAAAGATTTCACATTAACTGTTCAGTCAAATATGCCTTCTTTATTTTTTAAAATTCCAAATGTATATACAATTAGATTTTATGATTTTAACGGCAATTCTTCTGGAAATGCATATTTACATTCTATAGGTCAATCTGTATTGGAGTCTATTTCTGTGAAATATGGAAATTCTTTTTTTGAAAGTACCGCACTTCCAACAAATATTACGATGAATTTATCATTCAAAGAAAATTTTGCCATAAACAGACAACGCATAGAAGAGGGATATTAATGTCTAATTATTTTGCAAATTATCCGAAGATTAATTATAATATCAATAAAGATTTTCCAATCACAACTACAACTGCCGTAAATATATTAAATAGAATCAAAATAAAGGATTTCATAAAAACAAATTTAGTTTCTTATTATCCTTATGTCATAAAAGATTTTGAAAGACCGGATACCATTTCTTACGATTATTATGGAACAACAATTATGACATGGTTAATATTGTTGGCAAATGATATTGTAGATCCAGTGTATGAATGGCCACTATTTGGAAAATCACTTGACAATTATATTGTATCGAAATATGGTTCTTTAGAAGATTCTAGAATCAATGTTCATCATTATGAAAAAATACTTAGACCATCAACAGAAATTATGACTGAAGACGGCATATTAAGAAAAATTAACGAAAAAACTGTTATAATTGATGAGGAAACTTATAATACTACAGATACAAATGAAAGAAGAGTAGTTTCTAATTTTGATTATGAAATATTGGAGAATGAGAAAAAAAGAAATATTCTATTAATCGATAGAAGATATTCTCTTCAAATACAACAAGAATTGAGGACATTATATTAACATGGCAAATTTAACTGGAATTGATAATTCACCAAACACGGAACAAATTTTTCAAAATGAGTGTAATTATAAGATAGAATTGTTAAATTACAATGACAAGGCATATTTGATAGGCGAATCTTTTTTTACCAGTTTGAACATATACGAATCTTTATTCGAGGATAATGTTATAAATGGTGATATTACTATATTAGATTCAGCAGGATTTGAGGAAAGATTACCTATCATAGGACAAGAAAAAATAAGAATAGAATTTTATAATAAAAGAATTCCTGAAATAAGTTATAATGGAACATTTATAGTTTATAAAATGTCTGAAAAAATAAATGTTGATAGAAAACAGATGTATACTTTATTTTTTATTTCGGAAGAATATGTCATAAATTTGAAAAAAAAGGTATCAAAATCATTTAAAGGATATACCGCATCGGAAATGGTTTCTAAAATTTATGATGAATATATTTCAAAAAACGTTAAATATGACAAGCACAAAGTATTACATTATGATAAGCCAGGTGATAGTGATGATGCATTTTTAACTAATCATATTGTTTTTCCTAGAGTCAGACCTTTTCAGGCAATTAATATGATTTCTAGAAGATCGGCAGGCTCTTCTGTTGTTTCTGAAGATTTGGTTTTAAAATTTAAAAACTTTGGATCGTTTGTTTTCTTTGAAAATAGAACTGGTTTTTGGTTTAAATCAATATCTGATCTATTGAATCCATTGACTTTGAAAAAATCTGCTGAATATATTAATACAACAGATGAAATTTTTCAAGAAAAGGGTGTTGATGCCGAACTCATTTCATCGCAATTGCGAGAAAATAAAGAAAAAGTCAGTGTGAATAATCCAGCATTATCTGTTTCATCTTTTGTGCCTATGTCCACATATGTAATAATTCCTCAAAATAATTACGGATACACTTTGACTAGTGGAGAAATAACTGTACAATCTTATAGATTTATATCCACATTTGATGTCATATCAAATATAGTTGGTGGTATGTATGGCTCG